GTTCTGATCTAATATGTAGTCTCCTACCATCAAGACCTGGAATACTACCAGACTGTGCAGCCTCTTGCACATTAGCACGTAGCTTCTTGAGTGCTGGCATGTTTCGTAGAAACTTTTGAATTAGTTTTTGACCATCAGATGCAGAGCCACCTACTACCTTACCAATCTTGGCTGGACCTGCACCATAAAGAAAGGCATAGATAAAAGTTTTTGCCTGATCTCTAGTCCTTAGTCCTGCTGCTTGTTGATTAGCGGTGTGTACATCACCAGTAAGAACCTCTTGTGTAAAGGTAGCATCATTCATGTAGTGTGCAAGACATCTAAGCTCAAGGCCAGAAGCATCAGTACCTACAAGCCTGTGGGTTTCTGGATTAGATACTGTCCATAGGCTACGACACTCTTTACCATAGGGGCTATAAACTGCTGGTACTTGTGCCATGTTTGGTTTGTTGTGTGCCATACGACCAGTGATTGTACGTAGAGTGAGAACCCTACCACGTACACGTAAGTCTTCATCACATTCTTTTATCCATGACTTGAGAAGGCCAGTTCTTTTTTGAAGAAGAAAGTAGCGACTAAACATCTCAGCCTCTGGCATCTTGATCTTAGATAAAACTTCTTCATTAACAATCACATTACCTTTATCTGTTAGTTTATCTGGCTTCCATCCACGATCCATCAGTCTGTCTGCTATTTGCTTACGACTTGCAATATTAAATGGTACTATGTTTGTTTTTGTTTTTAGTTCTTTTATCGTAGGTTTAAATTCTTTTTTAGCATCACTCTCTAACTGATGTTGCTCATCTTCTAATTTAGCAAGAAGTATCTGTGCTTCTTTAAGATTAAAGGCAAAGCCATTATGTTGCTGCTTGTCTAAAATAATTCTAATGTTACGCTCTAGATTATAACAGGCATCAGAGAAACCTTTACTTTCTTCTTCTAGTTTTTGTGCTACCTTATGGGTAAGATCAACGTCTCGCTTACAGTACTCTAACATCTCAGGTGTGTAGTGCTTGAAGTCATCGTAGTCTATCTTAGGAAAATCAAAGCGTTCACCCCATGACTGTAGGGAGTGACCACCATCACGCACAGGATTAAATAGCTGTGACTCAATAAGAGTATCACGTACCTGTGCAGGTGCGATAGTAGAACCTGTTAGCTTGTTAAGAATGGGAGCATCAAAGCTAATACCATTGTGCATAATGAACTTTGATATACGCTTTGACCACTCACCAAACTCTTGACATTGATCACCAATCCACTGACGCATCTCTCCTGTTTGATAATGTTTAGCTACAATGCAATGTATTGTACTTGCATCTAAGTCATCAGTCTCAATGTCTACAATTGCTTCCATTAGTCTATGTCCACTATATATCCATCTTTAGTTTCAAGGTGAAAGAACATCTCACCCTTGCGGATGTTACGATTAGAAACTTCTTTAACTTCAGAGTTAAGAACACTGTCACCATCAAAGAACCATGCTTGTTTACAATCCTCTCTGAGGACAACAAATGTTAGTAGATCATTATAGTGATCTTTCTTCCATTTGTCAAGAAGTCTTTTCTTTCTGTAGGGTATACGTATATCTTTCCATGAGCTAGGCCAAGCACCTTTCCAAGAATACTTTATCTCTACTTCATAGAAGTGGCGAGGTAAATCAGGTGATATGCTACATGTAATATCAAAGTATGTGTTCTCTTTCATTGTAATGTCTGTTGAGTTTGTATTTTTTTCTAGCCAACCTATCATAACCTCTTTGGCTTTCTTATCAGCGACATCATACAGAGCTTTGTCAAACTTCTTTTTAACAGTCTCCATTACTCCTCTCCTTCCATAAAGGGATTGTCCACTTGAGTCATGCGGCCAGTATCACGGTCATAGTGTAGGTAACATGATACACCTGTCTCACCAGTGTATCTGTTCTTAAGTATACGTACC